TCTAAATGGTCCAATGAATGCAGTTGCAACTGGCGCAGGCGCAGCAGGATATGGTAACTCAGGTTACACATTGATGGGTCTACCTATCATCACTGATGCAAATGTTCGCACAAACGCTGGTGCAGGTACAGACGAAGATCGTATCTACTGCGTATCAGCACCTGAACTACACCTATGGGAACAAGGCGGATCACCATTCGCATTGAACTTTGATGCAACAGGTGCAGGTTCACTTACAGTTAAGTCTGTTGTTTATGGATACTCAGCATTCTCTGCTGGTCGTTACCCAGGAGCAACATCTGTAATCGCAGGTACAGGCTTAGTTGCACCAACATTCTAAGTTAGGTTTACATGGAGTTGATTCCATGTAATACTTAGAGTAATCTAAGGGAAGGACAGGCTACTTACTCCCCCGATTTGTAGCCTGTCTCTTCTAAAGGGGAGACTATGAAACTTATAAAGATTTTAAAAAAGAAAAAAGAAACTGCTACCGCATTACCTAAAACAGAAAAGGCGATGCTTCCGAAAACGGAGAAGAGGAAAAGATGAGTCAATCTAATACACAGTATTGTACTCTTGCAGACTTAAAAGAAAGTCTACAAATAGAGGATAGCAATGACGATGTTGCATTGCAAGCAGCGATTCTTGCTGCCTCAAGACAGATTGACGAATACTGCCAAAGATTTTTCTATCAAGAAGGTACTCTATTAGCACCTGCTACAAAATACTATACAGCAGTAAGCCCATGGTATTTAGAGACAGATGACATTGTTCAATTAACAGAGGTAGCATGTGATCCTTCATTTGAACAGACATATGATCAGATTTGGAATATTACAAATCCACCATTAGATGTAATGTATGAGCCTGTAAATAATCCTTCAAAGGGATGGCCATGGACAAAAATATTAGCAATAGGCTCTTATGTATTTCCATATTTCTTCCCACAAACAGTTAGACTAAAAGGAATATTTGGATTTCCAGAGGTACCATACGAAGTAGAAATGGCCTGCAAAATCCAGGCAGCCAGAATATTTATTAGAAAGCAATCACCATTTGGTATTGCAGGATCAGTAGAATTAGGTACAGTTAGATTAAATTCAAGACTGGATCCAGATGTAGAGATGTTATTAAAGACATATCGTAGAAATAAAGGACTTGCCTACTAATGATACAAATTAGCAAAGTCAGAGAAGCATTAGGTAAGAACATAGAGACAATTACAGGTATGCGTGTTTATGACAAAATCCCTGATGTTGTAGTTCCACCTGCTGCTGTAGTTGGACAATTAGATTTCACATTTGACATTGATAATGCCAGAGGTTTAGACCAGGCATCTGTTGATGTATTTGTGATTGTTCAGAGAATATCTGAAAGGGCAGGACAAGACAAACTTGATCAACTTTTGGCTGGTACAGGAAATAAATCCATTAAAACAGCCATAGAATCAGATAGAACATTGGGTGGATTAGTAAATACTCTAAGAGTAATAAGTGCTGAAAGTGGTACTTATCTAACTGGAGATCAAGAATTTTTATCATATCGTTACAATGTTACAATCTGGGGATAAGGAGAATATAATGGAATATGAAGTAATATCCAGCAAAAAAGTTTGCGGTAAGGTCAATGGTGAAAGACTTACCGAATCTGATATAATTAGTGCAGGAGGAAATGTTGAATTTCTACTTGCTGCTGGTCATATCAAAGAAGCAGGAAAGACACCAAAATACACAAAGACATTTGAACCAAAATTTGAGGAAACTCCAGTAATTGAGGAACCAACATTTGAGGTATCAGATGATAATATATCTACACATGAAGGAGATATTTAACAATGGCTCGTATAGTACTTACTGATGTTGTTGTAACAATTAACTCTGTAGATCTTTCTGATCACATTGCATCTGTTACCTTATCAACATCTGCTGACGCAGTTGAAACCACTGCTTTCGGACAGGATTCAAGAACTCGTGTTGGAGGCTTGAAGGATAACTCAGTTACCTTTGATTTCCACCAGGATTTTGCTGCTACCGAAGTTGAAGCAACAATCTACCCACTTATTGGCACAAGCACTGCTGTTACTGTAAAGCCTACAGGCAACGCAGTTGGCGCTGATAACCCAGAGTATCAATTTAATGCTCTTGTAACAGAGTGGACACCACTAAACGGAGCAGTAGGCGAACTCGCAACTGCATCTGTCACATGGCCAGTTGATGGATCCATCACAAAGGATGTAACTCCATAACATGGCTAAGGTAGTTCTAACTGACGCATATGTAGTATTTGAGGGAACTAATGATTTTAGTGACCATATTTCAAGCATAGTGCTCTCTACTGTACATGATATTCTTGATGTTACGCCTGTTAAAGATGGGCAAATATATAAGGAAGTCATTGCAGGAGTTGGAACTAACTCAGTATCTTTTGAGTTCCAGCAAGACTTTGATAATAACTCTATTGAGGAATTTTTCAATGGGAAACCAGGCACAAGTGTCAGTCGTGTTGGAACCAAAGTATCAGTTGCAGTTAGGCCGCTAAATACGGCTATATCAAACCCAGAATATACCTTTGAAGCATTAATAACTGAATGGACTCCTCTAAATGCTGAGGTAGGATCATTAAGTACTATTACTGTGAACTGGCCTATATCTGGAGCAATAACTAAGGATATTACTCCTTAATAATCTAAACCTCAAAAGGGGGAATCATAATGGATGGACTAAGCATAAAGGTAAAAACAGTTGATGGAACCAATGATGGAACATATTCATTGCGTCCAAAGACACTTGTTGCGTTTGAAAACAAATTCAATAAAGGATTTGCTAAGTTGCTAACTGAAGACCAAAAATTAGAGCATATCTATTTCTTGGCTTGGGCTGCAATGAAAGACGCTGGCAAGGTTGTAAAGCCTTTTGGAGAGGCATTTCTTGACACACTAAACAGTGTAGAGTTAGAAACTGACCCAAATTCCGAATCCACAGAAACAGCCTAACCTATACGGTAGCAATGGTTTCTGTGGAGACAGGAATATCTCCAAACGATTTGCTTGAGGCACCTGACGGTATACTTGAAGCAATAGTTATATATCTCAAGGAGCGATCTAAGAATGCGAGCAGGAAATGAGTAAAGATGCAATAGTTCTAACTGGTATTAAAGAAACAGTTAAGGCATTGCAGAATTTTGACAAGGATGCAGTAAAACAATTTACTAAAGTTGTTAATTCTGAATTAAATAGTGCTAAAAAAGATGCACAAGGCTTTGTCAGAACAACTCCTCCACTAAGTGGCTGGAATACTCAGCCTGCTCGCAATCCTCGCTCTCGTGGTGGTGTTGGATGGCCTGCCTGGGATCAATCTGTGATTAGGCAAGGTATTAGCGTAACAAAAGCAGAAGGTAAAGTAAGAAGAGATTACACAACCTCAGCAGGTGCTTTAAAGAATAAATCTGCAGCAGGTGTTATTTATGAGTTGGCTGGTAGAACAAATAAGACTGGTAGATTTATAAGTAGTCTTGAAAGAAAAGAAGGAGACGCATCTCGTTTAGTCTGGAGATCAGTAGATAAAAATAAAGACAGAATCCAGAAAAATGTTGAAAAAGCCTTAGAAGATGCTAAACAAAAACTACAACAGAATTTAAACATGAGAAGGAGTTCATAACATGGCCGCAGGTGCAGTAATTGCCAGAATTATTTCTCAGTATTCCGACAAAGGTTCTAAGGCAGCACAAAAAGATATTGCCAAACTTGGCAGACAGATTGACGACTGGAGTGGTAAAATCGTCAAGTCTTATGCTATTGCTGCAGCAGCAGCGACGGCTTTTGCATACAAGATAGGTAAAGATGCAGTAAATGCAGCAATTGAAGATGCAAAATCTGCAACAATGCTTGCAAATAGCCTAAGAAATGTAACTGGCGCAACTAATGAACAGATAGCAGCAGTAGAAGATTATATTTCTCAACAACAGAGATTAACAAATGTTGCTGATGATGAGTTGAGATCCAGCCTAAATGCTTTAGTTACAGCAACTGGTAGCGTCACTCAGGCACAATACATACAGGCTCGTGCTCTTGATGCAGCAGCAGGTAGCGGAAAAGATTTGGCTACAGTTACAAATGCTATGGCAAAGGCCAGCCAAGGTAACTATACGGCTCTTGGAAAACTATTTCCACAACTTGACAAGGCTACTATTAAATCTGGTAACTTTGCTAAAATGCTTGAAGAACTC